ACAACAGCCATGGCATCTGGTTGTTCAGTGGCTGTTGTTTGATCTGCAACCGCCTCATCTACAAATTTTCCTTTTTTAAGATTTTCTAAGTAAGCATAATAGTTTTCACTATCATAGATTCCAACTTCATAATTCTCGCGTAATATCTTTTCGCGCTCTTGTTCGGTTTTAGCATTATTTAAAGATGTGATAAAGTTGTTTTCGTCTTTTGTATTTACGTTTCCTCTTCCGCGAGGATTTTTTTGTGTTGGTAATGCCGGTTTTTTTGTTTTGAACTCTAATATTTGAAAATCGGCCTGTGTTTCTAAATCAGCCCAGTCACGATTTTCTCTTTTGGCAAATTCTTTAAGAGCTGATAATCTTTCCGCTCGCCATTGTGCAATGCCTTGAGAAGGTGATGATAAATTTTTATCTCCTTGTATTGTTGTATTCAGATTGGCTCCGCTCTCTTGCATGTTATTAGCCACTACACTCAAAGCAGCATTTCTGCTAAGTCCTGCTTTTACAAATTTATTTACTAATATGGCGGCTCTGGCGTTTTCGTGCTGATAAGATCCTCCTATCACATTATTTTTTTCTTTTCTACCTGCCTTATCGACATATCCAGCTAAAAATGGATTACTTTCTACAGCACGAAACTCAGAAGCGGTAATTTGTGGTGGACCTCTCTCTTCAGGTCTTCCTGATACCCTATTAAGATCAGAATCGCTAACACCACCATTTCTTGCTCTATTCAGATAGTCTGCTTTTGATAAGTTTGGATCACCACCTGCGCCTGGTGTAGCCCCGCTAGTAGCAGATTTTACATAATAATTTGGGAATAGATTGGCTCTTTGGCTTGGAGTTAGTGCCGAATTGACCTGATCAGCAAAGCTAGAGTACACCAAAGCCTTTCGATCCCTGAAAGGCATAGCTTGTATTTTTCTATAGTCTATTGTTAGGTCTTTTGGATATATTGCCATGTTACTTTCTCATTTGTCTCTGCGCCATCATATTTCTTTCGCGCACTTTTTCGTTCTCTTCTTGAATATGTGCCTTGAGTAGATCCAGATATAGATATCTTTCCCAAGGCAACATATTTTCCATATCACTTAACGAATAACGATGAAACTGCATAAGGTTAAAGTTGGTCTTATAGTGGTTGACCAACGTATCATGGCCAAAAATTATAAAAAAAAACTATCAAAGTTATTATAGTTGATGTTGTGATTAAAACCGCACTTCTCACACTGGTGCTGAACCTTACACTCAAATTCAGGAAAGTTCTTAACGAAGTTTTCTAGCTTTGCAAACTGCACCTTTGTTAGACCTTCAATGAACTCATGAATCTCTTCTCTGGACATTTCTTTAGTTGAGTAGTTTTCAGTCTTGTCGAAGATAGAGTCAATAGAGGCACCAATGATACGAATCATCCTATCAAAGTCAGACTCGTTACTCATGATGGTTTTCATAACAGAATACTTTGGGTATTTCATCTTCACACCCATATCTTCTGTCAGCCATATCTCTGGCTTGATACTCTCATCCTTAACAATAGATGCTTTCGAGATGTCAATGTCTACCGGAAAACTATGACCACATTTCTCACCGTTAACTACGTTATTGCATAGAAACTTGACAGGTATGGTTTCACCAATAGATTTGGCTCTAAGTGCTACAATAAGATAGTCTACATCAAAGAACGGCAGAGTATCAACTGAAATATTATTATCAATCAGACAGTTGTTAATGACCTGTTTAGTTGCACTAACGATTTCATTAATATCTTTTGTCTGTGCTGCAATTAGAAGCAGCTTCTCTTCTTTAACAAGAAACGGCCTAATTCTGATTTGCTTGCCACTTGACGGCAACTTTACTGTGTAAATTGGTACAGATATCTTTGGTATTTTCATAATTTATTCACCTTTTATTATCTTCCTCCTCTTTCTCCAATTGGATTATCGAACACAGTGCCATCAATATCATAAGTGGGCAACCATGTACTATTAGCCACAGATATTATAGTACTTCCTTCAACCAAATTAAAAGCTGGTGGAGAAAGAGGATCAAGTCTCTCTCTATGCCATGTATTATATGTAAATGCGATAGTAAGTCTGTGGAAATTATCATCGGCCCAGTTTACAGGCATTGGATTTATAAGAACTGGCCAAGCTTTCTCAAAAGTAAACTTATACTGTGCAGTAAATGTTTTGGTCGTATTTACTGATGGTGTGCCTGTAGTACCATCTATCTCACTGATTTGAAATAGCTCAACGGTTGTCATGTAGTCTTTGCTATATGCAAAATTAAATGTGCTTGTTGGATTAATCAGCTCCATCCAGTCATCAAATAGCTGACGTTCCATAAACTTATCTCTAACAACAAATGTCAGGTTCAAATCTTCGTATGTTGTCTGGTACGGAGACTTAAAGTTAGTACCATAGTAACGAACATCAATATTCATAAAACCACGACCTGGAAATTCAGCAGCTTCACACAAATATGTGAGGTCTTTAATCATTGATGCGTATTCGGATCTTCTAGGCAATCCTGGAGGCAAGCTCACGATTCTAGCTACAAAGCGATTAGCTTTAGCGGGACCACCATCTCTATTGACGATAGACCTGTGGTCTTGCAATCCTAAAAATTGTGGTGGGTTTGAAAATGTTACTGATGCCATTTGTTAACTCTTGGTTACAAACATTTGAACTGGAAGAGCGATTGCATTTTCCCATTCATTTGCTGTGATTTCTATAAATTTGCTTCTGACTTGGGTAAAAAGGTATCTCTTGATGCACGGTCTAGATAGACTGGCCAAACTTTTTGTTCTTGATAGAAGGTCATAAGACAGTCTAAGTCTGGTCTTCTCATCAAACCTGCTGTTGGTTCTATAATCAGTTAACTTTCTCAAAAGTGCTGTTCTTTGACCGGTGTCTAGATAGTGCAGGTTCAGACCTAAGAAACCATCTGGATATGGTTCAATAGGGAACACAAGAGGGAATTTATCATATATCGGTAGCTTCTTTTTATGCTTTGGGTCATAGTAGAAGAAGTACATCTTACCAACGAATGTTCCATCTCTGGATCTTTCGCTGTTATTGATAATGTTTCTTCTGTAACCGGCTGCTGTTCTAGCTTTACCGATAAACCAGTCTACTGCTTCTTTTTCTTCTTTTTTAGCCATATTCTTATTTATGTACTGTTTTTACTTGACAGATGGTTGACAGTATGTTATAAAGGCTATGTCCTGTATCAAATGAATACCTTTAAGGTCCTACTTGATACCTAGATTATCCTCTGTTATTAACTTGAATAACCACTTCCTCTCTTCACAGTATTCATTAGCTGCTTTCCATTTGGCCTGATTCTTGCCCCATGTCATTACCTCTGTGAGATACTTCCTAGTTCTCTTACTCTGTACCTTAGGTTCTATTGTCTGCGCTTTAGGTTTAACTTCCAATATCATAGTTTGAATTGAACCATCAGGCTTTCTAGCTTTAATTGTGAAGTCAGGAAAGTATCTGTGCCATCGATTGTCAGTAGGGCATACGTATGGAATAGCGAGTTCTTCTGAACTCCACTCTAAGATATTATTATTTCCATCTAAGTATTTCATGACCTTAAGTTCCCATAGTGATCTATAGACTATGTTGGTGGGGTCACCTTTATACTTTTGTGGATTCTTTGGACTAAACTTTCCTTTATAGGTTTTCATATAAATATATAGTCATCAATAAAGGAATAAAAAATGGCAGTACCGCCAAGCGCAGAAGTGCGACCAGATGTTAATACTACTGTACCATATACAGATAATGGACTAGATAATGACGGCATCTTTAATGATCTGCCAGAAGATAATTCATTAACTCAACCAAACTATGACTTCAATTATAGAATATTCCCAGAAGAACTAGGCGGACAAACCTATAACGGTCATTATATGGTTATTAACATTAACCAACAAACAGCTTCTAAAATGAGTGTTGTTAATGGCACTCGGATATCTACTTTAGCACCAGATCAGCTTTCAAAGACAGATGCGCTAAGATTTAAC